GCTAAGTATATTTTCGCCATGGATAATCTGGTTAAGGGTATCATCAGGCACAAAAGCCACAGTGGTTGTGTCAAAACATGTAAGCTAATTGAGTGTCTTAAATATTGCTTTATTTTTTAATTCTTTGGTAAACACCTAATGCTCCACCGATAGCCCCTAAAGCCAAAAATGCAGCGCCAAATACGCCTTTTTTGGAACTTTTAGATTCCTTAAGTAGTGACTGCTGACCTGCAATAGTCATCCTCTCTATGGCTTGAATGGATTCGGAGGCTTTTGATTCATGAGCTATCCCAATATTGGCGATTGCCTCAATGCTTTTAGCCGTCATACCAGCTGTATTTTCTATAGTGATTTTATGGATGCTGGATATTGAATCTTGAGTGGACTTAACAACAGTTGTTTTGCCTTTTTCCGACAAGGCGGGAATTAGTTCAGTATCTTTTACTAATTTCCCAAGAGACTCAAAGGCAGATACCTTCCTACCTGAATCATCCATGCTATGTAACACCCGTTCAGAAAGGGTCATTTTATCGTTCATAGTCATACCTTCTAATCAGTCTTTTTATCTTTAACGGCAAAAAAATTTATAACTTGAGTTAGTTAGTTGATTTTAACTTCACTGGAAATGACTATGACGACCAAAACTAAAACTGGCCGTCCTTCTGTTTATCTACCAGAGGTGGCTGCAAACATCTGTTCACTGCTTGCTGATGGTGAAAGCTTGCGCAAGATATGTAAGCGTCGCGGCATGCCTAATAAGTCGACTGTCTTCCGTTGGCTGGCTAAGCATGCGGAGTTTCGCGACCAATACGCGAAAGCAACTGAGACCAGAGCCGACGCCATTTTCGAAGAAATGTTCTATATCGCCGATAATGCAGCTGAAGAGTCTGCGGCGGTGGCGAAGGCGCGACTGCGAATTGATACACGTAAATGGGCTCTGGCTCGGATGAACCCGAAGAAATACGGTGACAAAGTGAGTCAGGAAATCGACCATAAATCATCTGATGGCAGTATGGCACCTAAACCTACTGTTATTCAATTGGTAGCCGTCGAGCCAAAGAATGAGTGATACCGTACAACTCCCGATCCCCGCAAAACTGGCTCCTCTGTTCACTGCGGTCAACAAACGCTATCGCTGCTCACATGGTGGGCGCGGCAGTGCAAAGACACGCACTTTTGCCTTGATGACAGCCGTCAGGGCATATCAAGCGATGATGAACCGTGAGAGCGGCGTGATCCTTTGTGCGCGTGAGTTCATGAACTCACTGGAGGAGTCGAGCATGCAGGAGGTTAAGCAGGCGATCCTCTCCGTCCCATGGCTGGCGTCTAACTTTGACATTGGTGATAAATACATCCGTACCATCGACAAAACGGTGACATATGTTTTCTCTGGTCTGCGGCATAACCTGGACAGCATCAAGTCGAAAGCGCGTATTCTACTGTGCTGGGTGGATGAGGCTGAGTCAGTCAGTGAAATCGCCTGGCAGAAACTTAGCCCAACAGTGCGCGAAGAGTGTTCAGAGATTTGGGTGACATGGAACCCCGAGCGCGACGGCAGCGCTACTGATAAGCGATTCCGCAAAGAGGCCGGTGACGACTGCATAACCGTAGAGATGAATTACACGGATAACCCCTGGTTTCCTGACGTGTTGGAGAGGGAGCGCCAGAACGATGAGCGCCGCCTCGATCCAGCAACTTATGCCTGGGTATGGGAGGGTGCATACCTCGAAAACTCAGACAAACAGGTGCTGGCAGGTAAATACCGTGTTGCTGAGTTCTCGGATAATTTGTGGAAAGAGGCGGAACGGCTTTTCTTTGGTGCTGACTTCGGTTTTGCCAAAGACCCCAATACATTGATGCGCTCATTTATCCTGCATAACCGGCTCTATGTTGAGTATGAGGCCTATGGGCAGCAAACCGAGCTCGATCATATGCCCGCTCTATATGACACCATCCCCGGCGCACGCGATTGGCCCATCAAGGCTGACTCAGCGCGCCCGGAGACAATCAGCTATCTCAGGCGTCAGGGATTTAATATCTCTGCGGCTGATAAGTGGCAGGGCAGTGTAGAGGATGGCATAGCCCACCTGCGCGGCTTTGATGAAATCATAATCCACCCACGCTGTAAGAATGTAGCACGCGAAGCCAGAATGTGGTCCTACAAAACTGATCGCATTACAGGGGAAGTATTGCCAAAACTGGCTGATGGTAATGAACACTGCTGGGATGGCATTAGATACAGCCTCGATGGTCACATCAAACGCAAGGCCCAGACGATGGGCATGATGATTCCTAAGCGCCTGCAGGGGTGTTAAAACTGATTTGTGGTAGTTGCCGAAAATAGCCCGTTCGCTATGATTTTTGGCTATGCATTTTCAGACCGATTTTATGCACTTTTTATGCGGTCCGATTTCAGCTCTGCCGCGAGGAAATCATAGAGAAATAACCCGTTCATTATGAATTGCGCGTGAGTAGCATTTCTGAAAGGCGGGTAACAGATGTTATGTTCAATCCGTATGAGCTGCAGGTACAAAAAGCCGCCAGTTAAGGCGGCTTTTATATATAAAGCAAAGCTATGTATATTCAGACATGATTACCGTGATATGTACGAGTATAATTCAATGCAATATTGAACAATTCAGATTGCTTTGAGTTCATGTAGCAAGAGTGTAAATCAACATGTACTAAAAGTCCGTCACCACTACGTTCCGCGCGGATCCCTCGTGATTGGCAAAGATTGATGCACTGATCAACGAAGTTCTGAGTAATACGCTGTCGGTCGGAGTCACGGAGATCTACATAAAAATTGCTACTCATTGTACCGGCTTCGCTGGAAAGGCGATTGATTGCGGTTTCAATGAAGCCATCTAGTTGATGCATGCTTAGAGACATTTTCATTGCCTTGTTTTGCTTTGTGTGGGCTTATACTAACCTTAAGTGATGCTTAGCTTCAACTTAAATTTTTTTTAACGCCACGTAAAGTAATCTCAAGGCCTCAATATGAAGAAGGTGGCCTGCTAATTCCATGATTTTTATTGTTTTTTTGATTTTAGGGTGGTTGGTTGAATAGGGCCGCAATCAGCCCTATACACAACTATTCTTTTTAGGCCTCATCACGAATATCAGTTGTAACGCCATTTGACTGAACTGACCGAATACCATTTTCAGCAGCCTGTTTAGAATTGTACATTTCGCTTGTAGCAATAACTTCGCCGTTGGTTGCTTTTAAAACAAAATAGTATTGCTGCGTAAATTTAGATAAGGCCGAAGACATTGACAGCGCCGGTGTATTATTTGCTTTCTTTAAAACGTAATAGCCCATGAAGTATCTCCTTATCCGGCGCACCATACGCCAGTGACTTCACTATTTAATAGCACCAATAACTAGTCAATTATTTGTTCCAAAAATGAGCGCCCAAGATGCATTTTTCTTTATCCTTCGATTTCAGCAAGCCTGACTATACGCAGGTGTTCGAATGTTCATTGAGCAGCTTCAGCGCATTCGGCGACCCTGGAAATTCTGCCCGCGCTAAGGGCCTTTAACCGGAGTAATCCGGCAAAGTTCATTAACTTAAGGTCGCTCAGGCGGCCTTTTTTATTGCCTGAAATCCACCAGCGGAAAAATTATGACTGATAAATTAACACTCGCCGTCAATCACGCGCTGAATGACGTCAGGATTGCCCGTGCGCGCGCAATGGCATTCAACCCTGGCATGGGGCTGGATACAAAGCGCGAGACCGCATGGTGCGAATACGGCTTTAAAGAAAACCTGACATTCGATGATCTGTACAAACTGTACCGGCGTGGCGGCATTGCTAACGGCGCAGTAAATAAACTGGCTTCCAATTGCTGGAAAACAAACCCGCAGGTTATTGAGGGCGAGCAGTCCGACGAGTCGCGAGAGGTGACCCCTTGGGAGCGTGGCAGCAAACAGGTATTTAACCACCGATTCTGGCGCACATTTGCCAAAGCAGATGTAAGGCGACTGGTGGGGCGCTGGGCTGGCATCCTGCTGCACGTCAAAGACAGCAAGGAGTGGATTGAGCCGGTTATTAAAGGTAAAGCACTGCAGAAAATCACGCCGGTATGGGCTAGCGCATTGAAGGTTGCCACCCGCGACAGCAATGGCGCTATCACGATGTGGCAGTACACAGAGACACTATCGGACGGCAGCACTGCACAGCGTAAGATTCACCCTGACCGCGTTCTGATCATTGGCGATATGTCAGAGGACGAGATCGGTTTTCTGGAGCCGGGTTATAACGCTTGCGTCAGCCTGGAGAAAGTCGAAGGCGGCTCAGGTGAGTCATTTCTGAAGAATGCGGCGCGTCAGCAGAGCATCAACTTCGACAAGGAGGTCGATTTCAAAAATCTGGCCTCACTGTATGGCGTCACGGTGGATGAACTGCAGGAGCGTTTTAACGAAGCCGCACGCGAACTAAATCGTGGTAATGACACGCTACTGATTACTCAGGGCGCACAGGTCACATCGATGGTTAATGCCGTCTCTGACCCGGAGCCCACCTATGAGGTGAATCTAAAGACATTTTGCGCCTCGGTTGATATTCCCTCGCGCATCATCGTTGGCAACCAGTCTGGTGAGCGGGCCAGCACTGAGGACCAGATTTATTTCAACAGTCGTTGCCAGTCACGCCGGGGTGATCTGTCGTTCGATATTGAGGATATGGTCGATAAGCTCATATACCTACAAATCATCAAACCGGTGGCGAAATTCAGCATCGTCTGGGATGAGTTAAACGAGCAATCACCCTCTGACAAACTCGAAAGCGCCAGCAAAATGAGCAGCATCAACCAGACCGCTCTCGCCTCCGGGGAGCAGGTTTTTACGGTTGATGAAATCCGGGTTGCAGCGGGTTATGAGCCTGGCGGGGGTGAACCACTGCCGGAGGATGACGATGACGAAGAGGAGTAAAAAACCTAAGTCCGCAATCCTGCCCAGCAACAAAACAGACC